GAAAAAGGTTCTGCTATTTTTAGAGCAACCGAGGATTTTGTAGATAGATACGAAAACGTAGCTTTGGCCGGTTTACAATATAAATTCTTTGTGGTTGATGATACTGATTATCCACCTTATGTACTAAATACAAGAATCATGTCATGCTTTTTAATTGACAATGATTGCCCAGAAAAATGGAGAGGCAAATATAACGAAGATGTAGATCTGAGTATACGAGTTCTGAAACGAGGACTTTGTACAATGTTAATGTATTCTTTCCTATGTGGAAAACTGAGAACCGGTACTGTAAAAGGTGGAAATACATCTGAAATTTATAATGATTATAAGGAAGACGCTTCGCTTACCAAATCGCAGATGTTAAAAGAAATGCATCCGGATTGTGTCACAGTTGGAGAACGATATGGCCGAGTTCACCATTTTGTCGATTTAAATGCAATTAAAAGAGCTGATGGTTTACCAGCAAGACAAAATGCTCCAATATTAAGATCTGATGTAGATATTGTAAATAAATCAAATAATTATGGAATGAAACTTATGCGAGAGTTTGGTACCGAAAATCAATATGAAGATGTTGCATTTAGTGCTGATGTGTTTCCTCAAGGTCGCAAATCGGTACATTCATAGAGAATCGCTACCAGCGTCGTTTATGGCTACAAGGTATGTTTATATACCATAAACTACCCTCGCTTAGACACAGATTAAAAAAAATTAAATTTTTTTACAAAAAGTGTTGACATTTGCTACTTGTTATAGTATAATAGACACATATTGAGGGAAACACCCCACCGACAGAGACAATCGGTGAATGGATAACCTGAGTCGAGTAGAAGATCTTATCAATCGGAAGGCTCAAAGATATAGGTGGACAACCCGACCGGCAGCTTAAGCCGGGGATATCAACCGAAGTACAAAGTTGGTATTGCCCGAAGTAATGGGAAGGCCGATGCAGGAATGCATGTAATTATACGGGTCAGAACGAATCAATATAGTGGGTATTAAAGCGACTCCGTGTATGAAGAAACGCTCGATACAGAAGTCCCCAAACTAGTGCGGAAACACAAGATGAAGTACAATAATCTAGGGAAGGGGCGCAATGGAAAAGGAAGAACCTCACCTTCCCCGCAAGGAAACCGAGGGACACAGGACGGCAGTCCAGGCTTTTTTCCCTTTAGGCAGAGATGGTACTTCGGTACCAACCGAGACTGGGATTAACGAGTACCATGTAAGTCCGAGAGACGTACCTACGATTTTTTAAGAGTTTCAATAATAGGGGCTCAAAGCTCGGGGTAGCGGCAGGAATTTAAGATTAACAATTCCACATTATTTAACGAATTGCGTTAACACAAATTCCACCGCCCCAAATTTTGATTTTAAGGTAGTTTGAAATCCCTGATTAGTCATCAGGTCCGGTAGACCGGCTCAAAGAACAAATGACGATTGTGAGTGAGAAGTTCAATACCTAGGCGATCCTTGACATACCTTTGATGGGCGTATATGGAAGGGTCGCCGATTTTTATTTTTAGATGGCCCGTTCGTCTAGTGGTTAGGACACAAGGTTTTCATCCTTGCAACAGGAGTTCGATTCTCCTACGGGCTACCATTTTAATAATTTGGTAGTTTGTATTGACTAAAAAATCTCGACAAAGACATAAGGAAACGGCGATGACGGTCGGTACTGGTCTCGTTATTAATTATCCTTTAAATCTTTTCTTTTTGTGGCTATTCATTTCTATAATGGAAATCACAGACCCTTTCAAGCTGAGTGTTCTTATCACAGCTGTAATGACTGTATTAGCATATATCCGTGTATATCTAGTACGCTCATACTACGACAAATAATCCTTTCTTTTTAAAGCAAAATAATCGCACTTTTTTCGTTCTACGTGTTGACTTTAACGAGCAATTTGGTATAATAGACATATAATATTTAAAAAGGAGTTGTTTATGTTAAATGTTAGGATATTAGGAAACCAACCGGAACCATCTTTGACTATGGACGGTTATGAAATTACTGACTTTGAGGTCAGAACTAGAGACGAAAAACTTTTCGAAGAAGGAAAGAAAATCGTTAATGATTATATCAATCAAAACCCAACTTGGGAAAACTGTCAATTCTTTATCGACGACCCAATGACAGTGGGTATCTATCCTCAAAACAGCGAAGGTGCTGCATTTAACGAGATTGTTTTAAAACTAGAATCCTTAGGTTTCTATGGTAAAGGTGCTGGTTATAAGGAGATTGCATAATGAAATTATTTGAAAAGTGGACAAAACTTGGTCAAGAAACATTTGGTGATACTTTTGAACAGTGTCAGTTTTTCTTGAATGGTAAGAGATATGTTGGAATGATTAAAGAGTTTGGCGAAAATCATATCGACGTAAAGCCTATGTCTATTGATTATGAATCATGTATCTTTATGGAAAATGTCAATATGGTCAAACTCACAAAAGATATGTTTGACAAAATCAAGTTAGAGATTTGGGACGATGCAAGAGGTTGCGATAATTCAGCTATCGGTGTTGCTGGTTGTTATGAACCTTGGGAAAACTTTATCTGGGAATAAAAAAAAGGAGGCCGAAGCCTCCTTTAAAATGGTTTAGTGAACCTAAACTCTTTTTATTATACTTCAGATTAGAATAAGTTTGTGACTCTAACTTTTCTGTAGTACTTGTTGACGTTATTTGCCAATGAGCCAAGTCCTTGCGAACCGACATCACCTTGAGCAAATGGGTTAGCAACCATTCCGTAACGAGTTTTGAACCCGATTTTTGGTTGGAAGCTGTTTTCACCAACGGCACGGACCATTTGTAATGGTACGTATGGGCAGTAGAATAAACCTGCATCAAATGCAGATGAACCCTTATAACCAACTACTAAGTAGTTTCCGCCAGCAAATGGGTCAACATAAACTCTGAATCTTCCGTTAAGAACACCAGCAAAAGTATTGCCTGTGTCATCAACTTCTAGAGAGTTTGAGTTTAGAGCAGGTGTGTAGTCTAATACACCAGCCATTTGAAGAGCAGAAGCAACGTCTGAAGAACAGATTACGATGTTTCCTTTACCTCTTCTTGTTCCTTTAGCAATAGCGTTAGCTTCTTGCTCGATTTGGAACATAAGGCCTTTGAACTTCTCAACAGACCATCTACCATTTGCATCAACGTCTAAGTCGAATACGCCTGGAGCAGCAGTGTTTGAAGCACCAACTTCAGATGTTGTATAAATTGTTCTAACAACTTCTCTATTGATTTCTGTTAAGATTTCAGTTTGAAGGATGTTAGCCAATTCAGTTTCAGCATCTAAGCCGTGAACTGCTTTAAGGTCTTGAGCTAATTCAGTTGTGTATTCAGCCTTTAGGGCACGAGTCTTAGCAGAAACAGTCACTTTCTCGATTGAGAATGCCATTTCAGCATAGTCAGCACCAACGCCATCACCTAAAGCCTCAGCAGCACCTGTATCCATACCAGTACCAGTTGTAATTAACTGAGTATTAGCATTTGGTAAAGTGTTTGCATGAGTGCCAGTTCCAGCAAAGTCTGTATCAGCTTCATTAAATAAAGCTTCAGCACCACCTTGTGAACCATATCTTGCACGCATTGCGAAGATAAGACCTGTAGGACCAGTCATAGGCTGAACACCACAGATATCGTATGCGATTAAGTTAGGTACGGCTCTACGCACTAAGCTAATTAGGATTGGGTCATAACCAGCAACTGGACCAGCAGCAGCGTTTGTTGATAAGCCTGAGAAGCCATCAGCAGATGCAGCGTTTGTTGGTGCAGCTTCACTTAAAAGTGAAGTCATGTTGGCTGATAAATCGCCAGATTCCATCAAAGCTTTTTCAGTGTTTTCTAACACAGTAGCTGTGACAGCTTTTCTGTGAGAATCACTAATTGGTGAAAAAGATTCGTGCTCTAGTACAGGGCCCCACTTTTCCACTAGTCTTGAGTAATTATCCATTTCGGATCTCCTTTAAAATAAAATTAATTTAATTTAATTAATAAACCAAGTTAAAATTAATTATTCTTTCTAGTGTTAAATGCCTCTACGAGAGCATTAATAGATGAGTAATCAGAAGCTGGTTTAACTACTTCCTGTTCATCTAGAATAATTTCGTCATTTTCTTCTTGTAAATCAGATTGTGTTTCCACAGCTGGTTTGTTTGAGAAGAATGACTCCTTAATTACTTGAAGATTTTCGGTATAAGACTCTAAATCTTCAATATCAAGCTTTTCAGACAATACTTTCAAACGCTCTACCTGATTTTCAGATAAGCCTTCTGAAAGCTCGTCAAATACTTTACTAGCCTTTGAAGATGAGATTTCTCTCTGTAGGTCAATGTTCTCATTTACGAGGTCATTGTGCTTTTCTTCTAGGTCAGAAACTTTTGCTTCGAGTTCTGAAACAACATCAACAGTGGTTTCATCAACAGCAATATTATGCTCTGTGAATAATCCTTTAAGACCTGACATTAATGATTCTGCCATTTCTACTTTGATTCCACTTTCGATAGCGATTTCGTTCTCTTTTGTCCATTCATTAACAACATAGTCAAGATACTTGTCTACGTTTTCAACAATTTCTTCCATTCTGGATTCAACTGCTTCACTTAATGATTCATCTAAAGAACTTGAAAGCTCTTCTTTGATGGACTCTGTTCTTTTGTTAACTTCTTCGTTTAAAGCTGCTTCAAAAACTAATGAGATTTTGTTTTTGAACTCTTCAGATAAGTCTTCGCCTTCGATGATTGATTCAATAGAAGATTCGATAACTACTTCCTCAATTGTTTCAACTTCTTCAGCTTCTGTTTCTTCAGCAGTAGGAACTGGTTCACCGGCTTTTTCTTGGCCTGGTACCACTTTCTTAGGGTCTACTGGATTTACTGGCTTATCTTCGGCGGTTTTCTTCAACTTGTCCTTTTTACCTTCTCCACCTTCTGGTGTTTCAGGATTAGGCACTTTTGAGATACCGTCATCAGCAACGAATTCTTTGCCGTCTGCCATAATTTTTCTCCTTTAATTAATTATGTTATATAACTATAATTTTTAACAAACAATTTATTTGACTGTTTTTATTTATAAAAAGTTAATTTCTTAAAGTACGGATAAATGTTTCAAACATTCTTGTAGCCGTATCTTCGTCAATTTTGCGCACCACACGATTTACCTTCTTTTCTACTTCTTCACGGATGTCGTCAATAATATCAACTATTTCTTGAGCTCTCCATGAACCAGAAGCAATATCGTAATAATACTCTTTATTCTCCATAATGCCATTTACAAAAGCATCTGGAGCAGAAGGGTCTGTCACAATGTCAACTGTAGATAAATGAAAGTCCTCTTGAACTTGCATTACGCCATCTTTCAATTGTTTCACTGAGCCAAGGCCACGTGTAGAAACACCAATCTTGACACCTTCGTCTATAAAAGTTTTTACAATTTCCCCCATAGGAGTAGAAAGGATTTTTGCCTTTCCATAAAAATTGTTTCCATCTCGTTTCATCTCTGTAATTAGATGTGAAACTCGATCCCCGTTAATAGTTGGACCTTCGGGATGTCCTAATTCACCTAGCGCTCTCTTTGTTTGAATGAAATCTTTTGAATAACGATCCATTTCCTTTTCAAGAGTTTCGCAAGGATAAATTCTTCCATTGCGATTTTTAATATCACCTTGCATAAAAATGCCTTCAATAAAGAAGGATTTCTTACCGTTATCGGCAGCCTCGGTGATAATTTCGCAATCTTCTGTATATTCTGATATAAGTTTCATAATGGTACCTATTTAAGTATTATTTATAACTTTTTCCTTAAAATTAACCTATAGTAATTTCTGCAAACTGAAGAACTTCATTATATGATTCTTCGTCTGCCAATAATTTGCTAGACATTTCTTTTGCATCTTTAGGCTTTAATTGCTTAAAGAAATCATTTAAAAGTTGAGCTTGATTTTTATCAACCTTTACTCTTTTACCATTATCTAATTTTGCTTGACCAGCTCTGGCGTTTACCTTATTGCCAGAAACTCTAATACTTGATTCCTCAAGTTCTGTTGCTTCTGAAAATCCTAACATGCCGGCCTTGTCAAATATAGCGGCCGCACTAATCTTTTTTACAGGATTTACCAGTTGGTCTCCTTTTGACCATGCATAGAGTGATTTAACATTACTGAATACATCAGCAAGTTTATTTTGCCACCACTCTTCTGGGTCAACGCCACTCTTCAGATATTCACTAATCTCTTCTGAGGCGTAGCAAATGAAATGTAATTGTTTCATCATCATAGGGATTTCTTCTTGGGGACTCTCCAAGAGTTCTTCCTCTGTGCTGATTTTATCTAACATTTCCTTAAATGTGACTTTGATTTTTCTACCACCAGACACGCCGATTTCAACAGCTGAAGGTGATAATTTATCTGATTTTACTTTAGGGGCTTCATCTGGTTGAGCATCAAGAGTATCAGCTGAGTCTGTTTCAGTTTCTTCCTCAACTTTTTCCTCTTCGCCCATACAGTTTGAAGCATATAAACCTTCAAAAGTAGACTTTGAACAGCCATACTTTTCTTTGATTTTTTCATACATTTCGTGTTTGGAACAACCAGAGGCATGAAGTTTTACCATATCTTCGACACATGCTGATTCATCATAACCTTCTTCAGATTCAACTGCATCTGGTGCGTCATTAGGGTCTTCATCACCCATAATTTTATCGTATTCGTCGTCCCATTTTTCCTCAGGTTTCTTGTTTTTAAATCCGAGGATTTCAGTAATTGACATTTGCTCAATATCAACACTTTCAGATCTTGCAGCTTTCTGTTCGGCTTCTTTTGCTTTTTGAATCGCGTCTTTAGCCTTTTGTAATCTTTCCTGAGCTTTTTTCAAGCGTTCTTTAGCTTTCATTTTCCTTTCTAGCTTATCTGCTTGTCTTTCAGCCCGGCCTGCTTGACCAGAAGTTGTAAATCTGTCTATGGTTTGTCGTTTAATACCTCTACCAATTGCTTTTGCAGCTCGGCCTATAACCTCATCAAGTTCTTCTTCTGTAAGATCTTCTAGATCATATTTGGCTACTTCTTCTGCAAGTGCATTAATTTCTTCTTCGGTCCAATCGACGTCATCAGTAAGATCTTCATCATCGACAACGATTGTATTACCTCTTTTAGGTAGAGTTTGAGAAACTTTCTTTCTGTAGGCTTGGTCGTAAGCTTTCGCATCGTCACCTTTGGCATTATCCGCAGGGCGTTTTTTAGGTGTTAAACCTTCAATATCACCCGTGAATTGAGAATCCAAAGCAACAGGATGATCGATTTTCTCAATCTCGTGTTGATTTTTAAATCTCTTTTCTTCGGGCGCCTTTGGTTGGCCTACCTCGGAGAGAATATCTTTAAAATGTTTCATATTGAGTCCCTATTTAATTCTATTATCTATTTATTAAAAACCTTGATCTTCATCATCGAACGCGCCTGCTCTTCTTTCTTGTTCTATCTCATCTTCCATTTCTTGTGCTTTTTCTTCAGACATTTGAAGAACATTTTTCACAATCCACTGATGAGAGAAATATTTCCCTGTATAATCAGCCACGTCTCTTAATGTAGTTAATCTTTCTCTTAAAATCTCGGCTTCCTTTAGTTCCTCGAAATAATTGTCTTTTACAAAATCATAGCGAATTTGGTTTCTTATTTCATTAAACTCTTCTGGTGTCAAAATTCCTTTTAATACCAATTGTTTCTCAAGTACCATATTGAATAACCAAGAAAATCTTGTTCTTACCCTACGAATAAACTTACCAAATTTAAGTTCATCACGAGTAATTTCAGATGCACGTCCAAAAGTAGCCTGTGTTTCTGGTTCCAACCTTGTCAAAGGTACTTTCAGTGCCTTGTATAATTTACGCTGAAAATACTGAAGGTTCTCATCAGTACTTAAAGCTTGAGCAGCACCTCCGGCTAGTGTATCAACCTCGGTTGACCTTTCACCACCTCTACGAGGAAACCAAAAATCTTCAGTCATTGTCAACATTTTACGTGAATCTGTAATTTCACCTGTTGACGAATTATACTGAAGTTTATTTTTATGGCGGGCCATCATATCTCTAAGATATTGTTCCGCCTTATTCTTAGGCAAATTACCTACATCAATATAAAAAATTCTTCTCTCTGGCGCGCGAGTCAATGTATAAATGACTGTTGCGTCCTCAAGCATACGAAGCTGATTGAGTGCCTTAATTGCTGGATGTAAATGAGATAATACTAAACTATTATTCTCATTCATCAATCCTGAAGTCACTCTACCAATAGAGTCCTTCGCAATTTTAAACCCGGTTGTACCACCAGGAACCGGCGACCCAACGCCTCCAGTACTTGAGTTCTGGAATCCCGAGTCTGAATACATGTAGTATTCATTTTTAACTCTTTTTGTTGGAATACCAGAGTGTTTATCTTTTTGTTTTTTGTCAACTTCCCTAATAAGTTTTAACTTACGAGGGTCTACATATCTTAATTCTACGATACCTTTTTTCAGATTATCATCATCAATAATAATATGATAATTTAATCTGCCGTCCACATAGAACTTATAAAACATATCATAGGCGTTATTTGTAAAATCAAATAGCGTCAATATGTTATCAAACTCATCAACAATTTTCTTCCTAACCTTTTCTGGTAAGTCCGTCTCTCCTAGAGCAATCTCTACCACTTGGTCGTTTGTGTCAATACTAATTGCTTCATTGACGATGTCGTCAACTGCCTGAGAAATCTCAGGTTGCATCGCCATGTGACGATATCTAGTAATTAACTCAGACTCTGTTTTAGCAGAGCCTTCCATATCTAAAATTGTATTATAAAAACCACCTAGCGCATTACCAACGGTAATTGCACCATCATCATTTTGGGGCTCCGCAAATGAAACCGGAATGTTGTCGATTTCATCTTCGGCCCTCTTTATTTCAAAGCCAAAAATTTTCAAAATATCACCTATTTAAATTATGTAGTTGGAATTCCAGTGCTGCCTTCAACTCTCCAGAAGTCGTATGCAAATGTCACGCCGAATTCCTCTATAGCATCA